TATCAATCTCAACTCCCAATGGGTTTCGGTTCCGCTCACAAGAGCCGTTCCGATAAACCAGCCCGCTGCGCAGCAGCAGGGCCCATTAGGCGGGGCCTTCTAAAGGCACTTCGCGTCGTCCAGCTGGAGTTTAGACTCCTGGGCGAGCTTCCTGAATTATCAGGCGCGACGTGTTTAAACCTTAGGAAGGATTGGGACCGAATCGTCCCGATAGTTTCACGCATGCCTACCTCCGTGGGAGGGGGCAAGACAAGGACTCGTGTACGTGCTTCGAAGATGTCTTCGGCTCTTAAGAGCTGCAAGCGCATATTTGATGCTCCTTGTATGAGTTGTGATGACTGGTGGGCCGAAGAGGCCAAGGGTGAGTGGGCAGAGCGAATGGCTCGGACGCCTGATAGGGTGAACACTAGTTGGTGTCATGATCCCTATTGGTTGCTTCGACGTCGTGTTCGCGAGCTTGCCACCGGGTGGGGAGAGCGTTTGGAAAACGCTCGGAAAGAATGTGTTGGGGGGGGAAATAGAAGAAGTGAGAGTGGGGTTTACAACCCTGACCAGCAGGGGTGTTTTGAAACGACTCAAGGCGAAGGGGGCACGTTGGCAACGTGTCCCTCCAAAACTTCCGACGACGATTCTCTCGTCCGGCTAGGAGTGGCAAAGACAAAGGGAAAGCTTCGTGTTGTTACGATGCAATCCGCCCGTGTCAAACGGGTCCTGACTCCGGTTCACAACGCCCTATACGACCATCTATCGTCCTTCGGATGGCTCGTACGCGGGGATGTAAAGAAGGAAGATTTCTTGGCTGTTCTCAATGACAGAAAAGACGGGGAGGCGGTTATCAGTGGGGATTACGAATCCGCCACTGACAAGATTTATCTTGAAGCCGTCGATGTCATTGTCGAAGAACTGTCGAAGGATGCTCGGTTGAGCGAGAATGAGAGAAGCGTCTTGTTGGGCTCCTTTTCAAACCTCAGGTGGTTGAATCCCCACACAGGTATGATTAGGCCAATTAAGAGGGGGAGTATGATGGGGAACTTGGTGAGTTTCCCATTGCTCTGCCTACTCAACAAGGCGTGTTTTGATATCGCCAGCGATATCGCGAGGGGGGCAGGGGCCAACCGCGTTGGTCGTTTCAACGGCGATGACTGTGTTTTTGCAGGTGATCGGAAGTTCTTTTCCCTCTGGAAAGAGGTTACTGGAACTTTCGGACTTTGTGTCAATGTAGAGAAGACCGGCTACTCTAAC